CAGCGTAGCCGGCGGCAGAGACGGCCCCGATTGACAGCGTTGCCACGGCCGTGCTCACGCTGACGATCTGAGCGTGTACGCCCTGGGCCGCCTGGTCGAACTTCAGGCCCGACGCCGTGAAGGTCTCGTTGTGGTTTCCGTTGGCCACGGCAACCGAGAGCGACAGTGTGACTTCATTGGCCATGGCTATCTCCTACAAAAGCCCGCAAGTGCGGAGCATGATGGTGTGGTCTTTTTCGTCGTACGGCTTGATTCTCAGCACGTTTGGGTCTTGGCCGACAGCCTTAGCTGAACCATCGGCATTGAGCGGCACGGGCTTGCTCACCGGATTGCCGCCCTTGTCCATGATGGCCCGACGTTCGCCGTTAACGATCTCGTGATACCCAACGTCGTAGTAGCGAATCTTCCAATCATCCGGGTTGTACGTCCACTCGACAGACACGGACCACACCTGATTCTTCTGGTCGAAGTCGGCCCCGTAGCCAGTGACGCGGAGCGTGTACGGCGCAGCACCGAGGAACGCTGTCTGGTTGCACGTATTGAGGTAAGAGAACAGCTCCTGGAAATCAGGATCCGTCGCGTTGGAGTTGGTGAACGTCAGCCGCAGCAGGGCCGTTTCTTCCTCGAGGCCGTCCACCGGATCGCCGGCCGAGTTGAGCGGCGCCTTGATCGGTTCGTCTGGGTTCTCTTGGTTCGACTCGCTCGCCGGCCGCCGCTCCTGCAGCGACTGCACAGAGATCTTCAGCCACGTCCGCTCTTCGTCAGTCTTGCCCGGTTCGTCGTTATCTACCTCCGGCTTGCTGTCGTACTGAATCGTCGCCTTGACGCAGAACTCGTTCTCGCCGTCGTAGTGTTCAAAGTCGCGGCCCGTCACATAGAACTGGATGCCGCCGACGTTTTCGTTGTCGTTGATCTGCGGAATCTTGCGATTGAAGAACTCCGGCCACGTGCTCTCGTCATCCTTAATCGCACCGAAGTCCGGTGCCGCATCGCAGATGATGAGCAGCTCGACCGAGCCGGCGTACTGAATGCTGCCCTTGTCGGACTTCGTTTCCTTGAACTGAAACGAACGCAGCTGGCGGACGGTGCGAATTGCCATTGGTTACACCATCGCCACTTGGGCCTGGCCGAAGCCTGGGATCTCACGCACGGCAGCGGCCACGTCTTCGATGCCGTCGGCGGCCCGCTCGGTGTTGTCGGCCGTTTGCTTGGCAGCGTCGGCCCCGCTCAGCCGAGGATCGCCACCACGGGCAAGCATGTTGCGGTACGACTCGCCGCCAGATGATCCGACAACAAGAGCACTCAACTCAGAGGAGGCGGCCTTGATGGCGGCACCGATGCTCTCGCCAGCAGCTGCACCCGCACCGGCAGCACCAGCCTTTTGGGCATTCGCCTGGGCTGCAGCAAACTCACGGTCGAATGCGGCAAACGGGCTGTTCATGTTCTGGACAGCCTGCTCGAACGTGTCGGCCGCAGATTGCCCGTACATCTCGCCCATCTGAAACGCACCGTCGGCCATTTCGCGTGCACCGCGACTGCCTTCGGCAAGCGACGCCTGCAGGTCGCCGAACCCGGCCGCACCGGCCAAGTCCGCCATCGACTTCATAACGCGAGACACGCCCTGCAGGATCAGGCCAAACAACTCGCTGAACATCTGCCCGATCTGTGATCCAAGTGCGACGAACACCTGAAACACGCCGGTCAGGAGCGTGACGGCGCCAACGACCATGCGGATGCTGAACACCAGGCCGTCGGCTAAAGTCTTGGCAATCGTCCAGCCCTTGGTGTTTTCGGCGAAGAACTTCACGATCAGGTTGGACGCTGCGGTGATGGCGGGGGCAAGCTGGGACAGGAACTGATTTACAAATCCCTGCATCGGCAAGGCCAGCCTGCCAATCGCATCGCCCATGGCTTCGATGGCAGCAACCTGCGGGCCGGTCATCTTCACGCCCAGGTCGGTGAGTAACCGATCCATCTCGCGGAACGCCTGCCCGCCTTGCCGCAGGAAGTTGAGCATCCCCTGGCCGCTGCGGCCGAAGATGTCGATGGACGCTGCGGCCTGCATGTGCGGCGGCAGGGCCGCGATGCGGTCGGCAATCAACGCCAACTGCTCGGTCGTGCTGAGCCCAGCCAGATCGTCCATCGTCAAGCCGAGTTGAGCGAACGCCTTGGCCGCAGCCGGCGTGCCTTGGGCCAACTCGCCGACCATTCGAGCGGTACGACGCAGGCCCGTGGTGAGCAGCTGCTGGCTCACGCCAGACTCGGCAGCCACCTGCTGCATGACCTGCAACTCGCCGGCCGCCACGCCCAACTCTTGCGAGAGATTGTGCAGGGCTTCCGCAGAGCGCGTCGCCGAAGTCAGGGCGGCAACCGCTCCAGCCAGAGTGGCGAACCCGCCCACCACCGGCATCAGCATCGGCATCATTCCGCCAAGCGTTCCGCTCAAGGCAGACAGCCCGCCGACGCTCTTCTGAAATCCCTTGAGCTGCCGCCCGGCCTTAGACAGCCCAGCCGTCAATCCGCCCGTGCTGGCGGTGATGCTGACGTTTACGCGGCCGAAATTTTTTGCCATGGTTTCACCGCGGGATCGCGTTCAGCGTGGCGAGGATCTGATCTGGTGTCTGTGCCCGCTTCGGAACCGGCAAAAACTCCTCTGGCTTCTTGACGGGCTGCCGCTTGCCTCGGTTTGCGTTGTATCTCTGAGCAATCGCCACGGCGTCCCTAAGCCACTCGTCTCCCCACGGCTCGAGCAGGTAGTAGCCCATCCAGCCGTACAACTGATCGACGCTCATCTCGTCGGCCAGCCGCTCTACGTCCCAGATGCCGAGCTTTAAGGCGAGCCGGTACAGGAACGCGAGCACCGGCTGCCGTTCTATTTTCCCGCCGCCTCCTCCACTGCGTTGCCGCCGATGCCGTTCAGTTTGAATCCCGCATCGACGATGGCCTGCACGATGTCCGTGTCGAGCTCGCCAATCCAATCGGCGTCGGCATCCTCGAACATCCGCGTGCCGTCTTCGTTCACCACAACCATGGCAACGAATCGCGCCCGCACGTTGTCCAGGTTGACGCCGCCAACCTTGCCGCCGGTCACGATCTGCTCGAAGCGATCGCGGTCTTTGGCTGAGAACTTGGCGACGTAGATGGTGCCGCCAAGTTCTGGAACGTCTAACGCCACGCGGGGGCGAACGCCACGCTTGGCTTTAATCTGCTCACGAGTAAGAGCCACAGTCCGCGCCTCCTGTCAGCACTAGCTCGGCAGCGTGCCGCTGAGCTTGATGGTGAGCGTGCCGCTCATCATGTCTTCCATCTGGGCACCAGCCTCGAAGCCGGTGGCGAAGCCGTAGGCACTCCAGAGCGTCGTGGTCGTTCCGCCATTGGCCCAGTACACGTTCACGACTTGGCTGGTCGCGACGTTGGCCAGGTCGGCGGTCGGCTTCACGCCTGGGTCGAAGAGCACCTCTACCGAGAGCTCGCCGGGGTCGTAGATGGCGGAAGCCACAAACTCCTTGGCGGACGAGAGCATATGCGTCGCGTCGGCAACGGCACGCGAAACGCCGCCGTGATTGACGCCGGTGATCTTGTAGCCGGTCGCCGTGTGCAGCGCCGTCCCGAACGACACAAACGTGCCCTGACCAATATCAACTGCCATGGCTTTCTCAAGCCTCCGTAAAGGTGATCTCTACTGACAAATCCGTGCGGTAGATGGGGAGTTGCTCCCCGTTGTTTGGCGGCTCCTGCGTGTCATCGTCGCTCTTGACGACGGCCAGCCGAATGCTGCCTGTTACCTTGAATTGTAGGGCGAGGCGAATGGCTCGGGCGAGGTTTCGCACGCCCACGAGAGAGTCACCGATGGCCGAAATCGTGAACGTCGCACGAGTGATCCCCGTCATGCCCTGCATGTGCATGAACGGCCCTCGGCCAGTGTTCTCACGCTGGTAAACGATGCACGGCAGGTCGGCCCCTTGCGGAGCCTGGACGGCATAGATTCGCCCGCCAACATACATGGCAATGTCGGCGTCAGCCGTCAGCAGCTGCACGAGCGACTCGTCGATATGGGTGGTGGTGGGCATTAGTCCTTGCCAGCAATCTTTCGGAGTTGGCGGCGTTCGTGCTCAGCAATCGCCTTGTCAACGAACTTGCCTAAATCACGGACCAACGCCTCGCGGATAGAGGGCAAGTTTGCATTGGCCCATGCCTCAAACTTGCCAGTCCCGGCGAACCCCTTGGCCATAGCAAAGGCGACTCGCCCATCTTTGCCCCTTGCATCCTTGAAGTACTTGTACCGCGATGCGACGTTAGCCGGCACGGACAGCAATCCGCTCTTTGGAACCCGGCTTTTGACGCCATGCTCAATCCACCAAGAGTGAAAGCCGAGCTCGCTCTTGTTTGCCTGCCTCCCCTTTTTTGTGCTGCCACGCCTGTAGCCGACAATGGCTGTTTGAGTTGCAAATGTCTTCTTGGCTTCAATCTTGACGCCTACAGATCGGCGAAGATTGCCGGTCGGCCCGCGAGGAGTGAATGACTTGATTTCGTTGATTTGTGCTTTTGCAACGCTGTTGACTGCAGCCCGCAGATACTTTCGCTGAATCGACACTGGCACCTTTTTGAGGCGCACCAGAACGTCCTCAACTCCCTCAACGGTCATGCCCAGTTGCATAGCCATCAGTCCACGACCTCCGACACCAGGAGCTCGTGTTCCTCGCGGCGTCCACGCTCAACGGCCGACATGATCTCGAACGTGCGGCCGTCCGCAGTAAGCCGCATCTTCGGCTTGAGCCCGTTCGTGTACCGCATGCGGACTCGATGCGTCACCGCGCCTTCATTGGCCA